GCGGACTGTCATCGCTGGTGCGACGTAATTCACATCCCGGAGGTCGATTCATGAATGTTCTGCAAATTATTAAAATCTGGCTCAAAGATAACGGCTACGACGGCCTCTGTTCGACGGATTGCGGATGCTCTCTCGATAACCTGGCGCCGTGCGACCGTGAAGAAATCGCCGAGTGCGAACCGGGTTATAAAAATCCCTGCCCGGGCCCGGGGAAATGCGAGAGCTACGACCCGAAAATCAGGCATGACCATATCGAACCGACAAAGCCAAAGGAGAAGCCATGAAAGTTTTCCTCAATGAGACCTGGCCCGTCTTTGCCATCGTCACGGTCGTCGGCGTGTGCTTCATTCTCTGGGTAATTTTCCGGGCCGCGTCGATGGCCGACGAGGCGCTGGAGCAGATGCGGAAGCGGATGTTCCTGCGCGAACGGCAGGAGGATCACGAGACGTATCGAGAGGAGAAGCCATGGGCATCACGCCGGAGCGGGTCAAAGAACTGAAGAAGTTTGTCACCGAGATAGACGGAAACGCCGCCATTTCTTTGAACGCACGGGGGCGGTTAAAGGTAGCCGACCTCCTCGCCATTCTCAACGACTACCGCATAACAAAGGCTAAGTTAAAAGCAATCCAATGCCAGTACAGACCAGATTTAGAGTATGAGGCCAAGGTTGATCTCTATACGAAGCTAGAGTCTGAATACTACACGCTCAAGGCCGAACTGGAGAAGGCGCGTCCGTTGCTGGAGGCGGCGGTGGACCTATGCGAAAACGGAATTACTTACAATATCAGGCTTCAAGACGCCGCGTTCGAATACCGGAAGGGGAACCCGTGAGCAAACGACACGTTTGGCTGGTCCGTCTTTGGGGACCGTTCTATTTTTGCTGGCATCGACCGGCCGCCGTCAGCTTCGCAGACCTGAGAACGCTCAGAGGCAAGCCACACTATACGCCGTGGACCCGCGGTGTGGATGCGCCAATTTTCTACTATTGGAAGTTTGGCTGGCCCTATATCCGGCGTTATTCACCGCGACCCGACCCGTCCGCACCACCGGAGCATCCGAATTGCCGATGTCAACTTCATGAGGTCGAGGAGGAGAAGCCATGAAGATCACCAGATCCTGGGTTGGCGAGACCGTCCTCGTCGTCCTGGCCATCCTGGTTATGGCGCTCATCGCCCTTCACGCCATAGACAAAATATCAAAGAGAATCGATCAGCAAATCAAGGCCAGGGCGGCCTATTCGGAGATTCAGAAATGAAACCGTCAACCCGCCGTACCCTCCTCGTTGCCGTGATCGCACTGATCATCCTGGCGATCGGATTCTGTACGTTCGTCGAACGGACCTCAGCGATCCAGGAAGCGGAGGCGGAGGGATTCATAGGAGGGAGGCCATGAACTCAACCTTCTTGACCCGTCAGCTGATGGATTTTATGCAAGGTCATCGTGGCAGAGAAAATGCCATTCCCCGCGAGCGCGTGCTCTTCCATCTTCAGGGTTATGAACAGAAACTGGATGACCGGAGATTCCGGGACATCTATGCCTCCCTCCCACTTTGCGCCTGCGCGGAGGGATTATTCTTGGCCCGGACGATCCGCGAAGTCGAGGAATTCAGGGAGTATCTGAGCAAGAAATCAGGACCGATCATCGCCGACCGCCGGGTGAAGATCATCCTATCGTTCTATCCGAGACTTCGAAGCTCGGACGAGCGGCAGCCGGGACTATTTTAGGAGAAGAACCATGAGAAAAATCAATTGGAGGCATAGCGTCGTCCGGATCCTGCTCTATATCGGGATGATCGGATTCGCCTTCTTGGTATGGCGGGGCATCATTTCACTATTTTGAAAAGGAGGCCAAAATGAGAATCAAAGCATCCAAACTCAGGGAATTTTCGAGTCTTTTGCCGGCCGAATATCAAGAGTTCGTGACCAGGGCATTGAAGGCCGCTTTTCCCGACGCATTCAAGTGGAAAAAATTGAGCGCGCCGGAAATCCGGACGGAGCCATATCAGTTTTTGAACAATGATCTCGGGGTCCATCTCTTTGACGTGATCATTCAGCCGACCGGCGGTTGTGGTTATTCGAGTCCGACCATCGGCTCGGAGATCAATATCGGAGTCTGGCGGCCGGGCCAGGGCGACCAGGACTTCGATACCGAGGACTTCTGCTATCGGGTGACGGAGATCCATAAGGACGGCATCTTCCGCGTCTGGCGCGTGGCGGAATAATCGATGGAACTTCCCGCCGAGCTGATCATCCGGAATCTCAAGGCCTACCGGAAGAAGGCGGGACTATCGCAGGCGGAGCTCGCGGAAAAACTCGGCGTTAATCAGGTCTCAATTAGCAGTTATGAGACAGGGAAAAACAGGCCACGAACCGGGAAAATGGATAGCCTTTTGGACATTCTTACCGAATATTTCCCTGACGGCCTGCCAATTCTCAACGATCTAGATAAATCTATCCGGCCCGATGGCGGTCGTCCCTTCGGTTCCATCCGCACGATCTGCCCTCACTGCAAATCGGCAAACCATCATTTTATCGAGACGCCAATCCCCAGGTTGGAAATAAAGTGCATTACCTGCGGATGCGAATTTAGGCCGTTCGATAAGGGTCCCGGACCGACGAAATCCCACCCAGCGCCGGGGAGCAACAATAAGAAGAAGGGCAATTGGCATAAATGGGACCGAGCCAAGGAGACCCGATGACTGATTCGGCGATCAAGAAGCGCCAGGCTCGGGCCAAGATCAAGGCCATCGAGCACTATAGCAAGACCTATAGAATTATCGTGTCCGATGATCGCCCGTTCACATTCATCGCCACCCGCCTAACCGATATTCGGTTCGTCCGGGTTGTGGTTGATTGCATCACGCCGGATGACATAAAATCGGTGCAAGGTTATGAATCGCCCACGGCTTGCGCCCGGGAGATATTTTGCCAGAAGGAAACAGGATTCGAGATTCGAGAGGTGAGGGAATGAAAAAGGACAAGACCGAGAAAACCATGCTCCGAGAGATCGTAAAAGATATAAAGAAACACGAGGTTGCCGCGATTCAAGAGATTCAGGGCGGCAACATAGACGAGATGACTTTTAGCCCCTGCAAAAAGGTCTGGATTATTGCTCTAAGAACTTCTGTCAAGTAATATTTCCCCCACGAATCTGTCCCTGCGGGACGCATAGCTAGCGTCCTGGGGGGACACTTTTGACCCTTTTCTGAATTCTCCCCAAAAACCAGCCCTTATCCTATGGTCAGCATGGGAAAAGACTATTTTCCCGAGGAACCCTTCGGCTGCCGGGATAATTGCGGGCTGAATTCTTTTGACCCTGCGATGCGTGCGATCCTAAACGCGGGCCGGGAAAAATACGGAAAAGCCATCGTCGTCAACTGCGGGTGCCGATGCAAGGCGCACAATGCGGCCGTGGGCGGGGCCCGTCGATCGGCCCACCTGCCAGGACCCGACAACCTTTGCCACGGGGCGGATCTTTATGAAGAAAGCGCCATCGAGAGAGCCGTCCTGCACGACATATTCTACGATCTAGGCATCAGGCGCTTCGAAGTATCCGACAAACATATCCATGTCGACAATGCCGATTCCTATCTTCCGACTCCGATCCTGTCCGGCGTGAATTTTACGGGAGCCGCGGAGACATGAACCTGAAATTCAAAGCCGACATCAATTCAGGCGGAGGAGTTCTCCTCTATGCCGTGGGATTCTTCGGCGTCCTGCTCCTGACCAAATATTCGGCATCCGTGGCGGAGAACGTCATCGGAATTGAAGCGGCCTGGACGCTCGGGCTCGGCGAGTACCTGCTCAAGCGGCACGGCAAGGACAAAGTCAGCGTCGACCGGCTAAAGGTCGACGGAGGGTCCGGTGCTTAAGAGGGTCTTCGTCGTTCTCCTGGTCCTGGCCCTCGCCGTCGGCGGATACGCACTCTGGCGCGAGCTCCACGGGTTAAAGGCGGACCTCAAGGCGATCGATGAACAGGCGAAAACGACAATCGCCGCGAAGGAAACCGCGAACCAGGTACTTACCGCCGAGAACGTGACCCTCCGGGCGAAGGATGCCGCGGCCGAGGTCGAGAAGGCCCGGCTCCGCTCCGACCTGGCGGCAAAGACCGCCGAGAACGACAAACTACGCGCCGATCTAAAGACGGCCCCGCCTGAGACCGTACTGGTCGCAACCCAGAAATGGCTCAGCACCCAGGATATCTGGCTGAGGGCCAACGCCGCAAATCAGGTTGAGGCCATCTTCTCCCTAGCCGCCTTCCGGCTCAACGCCGACGCCCTGGCCGACAGGGAATTCCTGAAATTCACCCTCGTTCCGTCCCTCCAGGAGCAGCTCCGGATCTCCGAGGGGCAGAACGCGACGAAGGCGGTCATCATCTCGAATCAGGGGATCCAGATCGCGAACCATACCGCGATCGAGGGCGAGAAGGACAAGCAGATCGCCGGCCGCGATGCGACGATCGGCGCCCTCAAGAAAGCAAACCTCTGGAAGGAAGCCCGGGACGTTGGGATCGGCATCCTGATCGACCGGGTCCTCACCATCATCTTTAACCGATAGGAGAAATTCATGACAATCAACCCACTGACCGTGAACGCGATCATGGCCCTGGTGACGGGCGGGATCGCCTCGCTCATTACTCAGGTCATCAAGAAGGCGCTCAAGCTCGAGGGCGTCGGGGCCTTCATCCTGACGGCAGTCATTTGCACCGCCTGTACCGCCTTCTATTTCCTGGTCCTGATGCCGCCCTTTGTGATCTTCACGGCCCTACTCTATGACGCCGTCGTGTTCGGCGAGGCCTCGGGACTCTACCACATCGCTACGCTATTTCAGGCGAAGGCCTGAGCCGGGAAACTCCCTATGCGGATACGCATAGATGTTTTCCACCACCACGGAATCGAAGGCCGGGAGTTCACGGAACTTAAGACCGGCCTTACCCGAATCTTACATGAAATCTTAAGTCTGGAGGACAGAATGACAAAAGAACTCGACAACCTAACCGCGGAAGTCACGGACATCGAAACGCAGGCCGATTCGATCATCGCCCTGTGCAACGGACTGTCGACCCAGCTCGCCGACATCAAGGAAGACCCGGTCGCGATTCAGGCCCTCGCCGACTCGCTGAAGATCAAGGCCCAGGCCATCGCCGACGCCGTCGCCGCGAACACGCCCCCGGCCGTCTAAGCCGGCCCCGATGGACGTGCCCCGGAGCAACGCCAGGGCGAAGTCCGTCCTCGCGATCATCTACGTCATTGCGCTGACCCTCTTTGTCCTGGTCAAGGACGTCGCGGCCCCGCTGATCAACTCCGCGACGGGCAAGACTGGGCTATCAAGCGAGGCGAGGATGGCCGTTGTCGATACACGCCTCGACAAGCTGGAGCAATGGAGCAAGGAAACAGCGGCAAAGGTCGATATCCTCCTTGAGGGCCAGGCGCAAAGAAATGAGGCCATCACCAACCTAAAGGCCGTCGTCGACCGGATAGAGAAGAAGATCGACGACCACATGGCAAGGAGCAGATGAGAGAGACCATCGTCTGGATCCTGGTAGCGCTGACTTTGGTGCTCGTCGGATGGTTCTGGGTCCGCCCCTCGTTACAGCCTGCACAGGTCAAGGAAGCTGCCCAGATCAAGGATCTGATGTCCCGGCAACTGGAAAAGAGCATCGGACCGCCGGTCGGCAGCCTTGAACCGGCCCCAGCGGCCCCCCAGCCGACAAAGTACCAGAAGCTCAAGGCCGAGTTGGATGACTGGGGCGGGATCGCCAGCAAGTTCTCGCCGGCCGTCGTCGCGATCCTCGCCCTCATTGTCCGCAAAGGCGGGAAGAAGAAGAAATGAGAAAGGTCGGCTTTGAGGCGGCGATTGTAGAACTTAAGATCAAACGTTTGGTCAGCCAGGACAAATCCATGAGGCTCACCCTCGAAGTCGATAATCCAAACGACGATCTCATCAATGATCTGAATCGGCTATTCAAGGGAGATGTCAGCGTCGGTGTGGCGATTGCGGAGGGCAAGTGACAGACAGCAACCGTGCCAAACGCAGGGGGCCGGGACGACCCTTCAAGAAGGGCGACGACCCGAATCGCCACCCATTTGGGCGGGCTACTCAGAAGCGCGCCATGTGGATGACCGCCGTCCTCAACCAATTGCCGCTGGAACTTTCCCCCAAAGAAGCGGCGCGACTTATCGCCAAATGGTATCGGCAGGGCAAAGTGCCCATTGTCATCGAAACGCACGACAGGCTAGGCGGCAAGGTCACTCAACCTGTCGATGGCAACATGAAGCTTGATGGAAAACTGATCGTGGAGTTCGTGGAGACAAAGGGATGAAGATTATCGCTGGCAAGTCCTTCCGCCCTGCCCTCGAATCACAGGCTCGCTATCTCGTCATGTGCGGGGGGGCTGGCAGCGGCAAGTCCGAATTCGCGGCACGGAAGATTTTTTATCGCTGCGAAATAGAAGGACGCCATAGATTTCTTGTCATGCGCAAGATTCGCCGGACACTCGGTGAATCCACGGTCGAGGTTATGCGGCGCGTCCTGGCAGAGAACAAGGTCGCCCATGAGTTCAATAAGTCCGATCTGACAATCAACTTTGCCGGGCCTCGCGGCATGAATGAAATCCTGTTCATGGGACTTGACGACCCGGAGAAGATCAAATCCATCAAAGGCATCACATCCATTTGGCTCGAGGAGACGACTGAGTTCACGAAAGAGGACTTCTTACAGATCGACCTCCGGCTCCGCGATCCTGGCCCCCTCTACCATCAGATCATGCTCACGTTCAACCCGCTTGAGGCGCAGGCGCGATGGCTCAAGGACATGTTCTTCGGGCCCGTCCCCAACCCCGACGCTTTTGTCCATCGCTCGACAGTCGAGGACAACCCTATCACCGAGGTGCGGGAGACGTACCGCAAGCGCCTCCAGGCCCTCAAGGCCCAGGACGAGACAATGTTCACGGTCTATGGATTGGGCGAATGGGCGGCACTCGCAGGGCAGATATTCAACTGGAACGTCGAATCTCTCCCCCCACTCTCTTTCGATGAGGTGTGGTACGGGGGCGACTTCGGCTATAGCGTGGATCCGGCAGGTGTCGTCAAGATTTACCGCAAGGCCGACGAGTTCTGGCTCGAGGAAGTGCTTTACAAGACCGGCCTAACAAACCAGGCCCTCGCCCAGGAGATGAAAGATACCGGGGTGGGCAAACAGGTCGCCTATTTTGATAGCGCCGAACCCAAGTCTATCGAGGAGTTGCGGCGGGCTGATCTCAACGTTCAGCCTTGCGACAAGGGTCCGGATAGCGTCAGGGCCGGCATAGACTTTCTCAAGAGCAAGAAGATCCACGTCGTCGAAGGGTCGGTGAACCTCTATCGCGAGATGACCGGTTACTGCTGGCGCAAGGACAAGAGCGGCAACCCGCTGCCCGAGCCGGTTAAGTTCAACGATCATCTGATGGACGCTGCCCGGTACGGGATCGTTACGCACATGAAGCATGGTGAAGCATTCCTGGGCGTCGTCAAGCACGATGTGAGGCCGGCATAGGAGCGAACGATGAGCATCTTCGATAGCAAGGCCAAAGCGCAGCTCCGGGAGACGATAAAACAGAAGGAAACCATCGCCGCCGAACTCAAGAAGATGGCTTCGATCACCGATGAACGTGACGGACTCCAGGCCAGGATCGGCGCGTATAAGGAGACGCAGGAACTTCTCGTCAAGGACATCCTCTCCCTCCAGGAGATCGGCCGTGGCTATAAGGGGAATGAGTACCAAGACTATCAGATCGCGGTGCAGGCGATCTCCGACAAGTATAACTCGCTTGCCGAGTGGGGCTGCCTGCAGACGGGTGCCGTCATCGATCTCCGGGCAGCCTTCATCCTCGGCGATGGCCTCAAGGTTGTCCATAAGACGGCGACGAAGGAGGAGGCCGCAACTGAGATGGACTGGGCAAAGCGGTTCCTCGAGTACAACGGCCTCGAGTCCGAGATGGCCCAGGAGCTCGCGAAGGAGGCGGAGATCGAGGGCAAGATCGCGCTCCGTCTCTTTTGGGACAACAACCCAAAGGATTTCGCTGATTATGGCAAGGACCCCGCGGGCCAGCAACGGCCCGGGATGGTCTCGGTCCGGTTCCTGTCCTGGCTCTCGAAGAAGTATATCGTCGAGGTCGACCCGAACGACTACCTCTGGTACAAGCGACTGTCCTGGCCGGCTGGGTCGACGAGCACCCCTCGCGGTTATGGTTCGACCGGAACCACGCTCACGACGGCTCAGACCTATCCCGCCGGCGCGGTCGATGAGCCGGAATTCGTCTACAAGAAGTTCGGCGGCCGGATCAATGACGCAAACGCCGCGCAGCCGAAGGTCATGAAATGCCTGACGCAGATCGACCGCCTCGACAAGGCGCTCCGGGACCTTCGCGAGATCAACCATCTCTTCGCCTCGCCGACCCCAGACTTCAAGGTCGGGACCGCGCAGGAGGCGACGCAACTGCTCGCCCATCTCGATAACGCGAACTGGAAGATCGGGAAGGCGATCGCGCACGTCGGAGATTTTGCGATGATCTCGCCCGACTCTGCCGGGGTCACGAACCTCATCGCCGAGATCGAACTCAACGTCAAGATGATCTCCGGAACGACCGGCGTCCCGATCCACTACCTCGGCCTGCTCGATCTGCTCAAGAACCGGGCGACGGGCGACAACACACGCGAGTTGGTCATGGCCGCGACGACCCGGGAGCGGATGATCTGGGTCGGCGCCTTCGAGGAACTGATCGATAAGGCGATGGCGATGTACAACCAGAAGTCGGGCCTCGGCCAGAAGACGACGAAGCTCGACCCGGAGAAGATCGGCGTCGAAATCCCCGTCATCTCCCAGGACCAGTGGACGAACCTCGAGAAGGTGCTCATCCCAGCGGCGCTCGGCAGGATCATCTCGAAGGAATACGTCGCCAGCCAGATCCCGGGCGTGGACATGGAGGAGGAGGCGAAGAAAAAGCAGGCGGCGGCATCGTCGGAGCTTGAGCAGGCGAAACTCGACCTCGAGCGGATGCGCCAGGACGCGGCTTCGAAGACGATCGTTGCTGGCGGAGGGGGGGCCTGATGGTCATGCACTCAGGCCGCCGAGTGGCCGGGATTGAGATTGCGCCAAGCCCCTGCCCGAAATGCGGGGGACCGATGTTCAAGATCCCCTGCAAGTGCCCGTTCCGTCGCAAGGGCTGGGCCCTGTGCGCGAAGTGCCTCAACGCGGCTTGTGGCCATCAGATGGGCCTCGTCATGCGGCACCGCATCAATCGAAGACATTCAGGAGGAACAAATGCCATACCAAGGGGAACATTCGTGCCGGCTGAGAGAGCCGGGGGAATTCCAGCCGAACTCGTTCCGGCGAATAGCGAGCGGCAAGGTCTCGATGATCATCGGGAAGCTCAAGGGCGATCCGAAGACGACGGCCCAGGCGATCCGGTATCCGAAGTCGTCGTGGACGGCGGCGGAGGCGTCAGCGGATTGCCGGAAGCATAAGGGCAAGTTCGAGGCAGCCGCATCCGGGGCGGTCCAGGAGACGAATCTCCCAGACCACTTGAACCCTGAGAAGAACCCGATCATCAAGATCGGAGAGGAGTGAATGATGATCTCGACGAATACGGTTAAGCCGAAACTCAACGACACGCCCCAAAAGAAGCGGGTCATCCTCTCGTCGGCCGTCAAGGTCGGCGGCGCATTCAACTTTAACGGCGGCCGGTATGCCGGCGTCAAGCCGAAGCCAAAGCACACGCAGGGCGTGATCTTCACGAACCAGCTCCGGGATATCGCCGCGGCGAAGACGCGGGCGGTCCGGATCGAGGAGGCCAAGCGGATGCAGGCAATCAAGGCAGCGGCCCAGAAGAAGGTGGCCGCGAAAGGGCGGGCCAAGAAGGGGAAGTGATGAGAATCCAAGCGCGGGTCCGGGAGATGGCGTCGAGCGAGATCATGTCGATGGTCGGCCCGGCGAGGATCCGGGAGATCCAGCGCACCGACCCGCACCCGATATTCAAGGCGTTTGTCGTCGGACACGAGGGCGAGGCCGCCGGGTACCTCGTGGGAGTCGGGAATATCGTCAAGCGATGGTTCCGGTCCGCCGTCGTGAAGCTCCACGAGGCGATTCAGATGGGGCTCAAGATCTTCCACGGCCACGGCGACACCAACGACCAGGCCGGCCGGATGGCGATCGGCGAGGTCGTCGGGAAGAAACTGATGAGGATCGGGGACCGGGTCTCGACCGTCGTCGCCTGCCACATCTTCCCGGAATACCGGCACCTGCCGCTCGACATCGCCTCCATCGAGGCCTCGGTCGACCTTGAGCAGGATAGGGCGCGCGGGCTCTATGTCGCCGACGTGGGCGAGGTGACGGCCATCGCGCTCAGCAATTCGGCAATCGAAACGCCTGGGTTCGCCGGGGCAACGCTCCTCGGCCAGGTCCAGGCATTCGCTAAAAACAAACACATCGAAGGAGAAGAATTTATGGACATCACGATTGAGGACGTCAAGGCGTTCCTCAAGGCGGAAAAAGTAGCGCCATCCGACGTGTTCGGAGTGGAAGATTTGACCAGCGATCCCGCGGTCACGGGTTTCGTCGAGAACCAGAAGCGGAGCGCCGTCGCGGGCGAGTATGCCCACAGGAAGCGCACCGAGGAGGGATTCGACAAGACCCGGGATGAGCTCGAGAAGAAGGTCCAGGCGAAAGAGGTCGAGGTCGGCCGGTTGCGGCTCGACGCCGCGAAGGCCCAGGTCCCGGCGCTGTTCGCGAAGCAGAAGGATGCCCGGAAGCTCAACGAGCAGCAGGAAAAATTCGTCCTGGCGCGTCTCCAGCGGTTCGCCCCCTCGAAGGTCGAGGACGTCGAGAAGGAATTCAATGCCTACCTCGACTCGGAGATCGACGAGTGCGGGCGGCTCGCGAAGGATGTGTTCGGAATCGGGGCGGAGAAAGGCGAGGGCGGCAACGGCGGCGAGAAGAAGGCCGGCGCGGAGCCGGACGAGACGCAAGCCGGAGACTCCCAAAGCGATTACCTGAACCCGGCGAAGAACCCGATGATCAAGCTCGACTGAGGGGCCGGCGGACCAGCCGTGAAAAAGCGGAAAGAGAAAATCTAAAAAATAGGAGTAAGCAGTGCCCAACATGCTAAGAACCGCCACGCCGATGGACGATTGGCGGTCGTTCAAGTTCACGTGTATCACGTCGGGCGGGCTGCTCGGGGGGAGAGCCTCCTGGGCCGCCGGGGAGCCCTGGCTTTATCTCGTGGGGGATACAGTCGGGGCGCTCCTCGAATCCGCCGACGTGGGCGACGAGGGAGTCCTCGTCTATCACGCCGAGAAGATTCTCGTCGTGAAGGGGGTCGATTCCGGGGACGTCTTCGGAGTCGGGGACGTGGTCTACTGGGACCCCGCCACTCGCCTCGTCCATCCCGGCATCGACAGCGGCTATTACCGGATCGGCATCGCAACCGAGCCGGCGGCCGCGTCCGAAGCCCTGGTCGAGATCGACCTCGACGGCGCAGGTGCGGCCGTCAGGCCTTAAGGAGTAAGCCATGAAAAGCAGAATCTTCAATCTCGACTGGGAAAAGTTCAACTACAAGGACAAGGAGCAGCGGCTCCAGCTCGCCGGCGCTCTCCAGATGTTCCTGGCCATGCCGAATCCGTTCATCCCGGACCGGCTCAAGAAGGTCCAGGAGTTCGTGAAGAAGCACAAGCAGGTCCACGAGTTCACCCTGATGAGCGATGGCTATCCCAATGTAAAGGCCATCGACGTCGTGGAGAGGTTCCACCAAGTCGGCGAGTACGACACGAGTTTCGAGCAGATCTTCCAGGTCAACGATTACGCCGGCACGAAGGCCTCCGGGTTCGACGTCGCCGGCGTAACCAGCGGCCTGACCTTCAAGGAGATCAAGCCCGGGGAAAAACTCAAGGTCTACGAGATGTCCGGCGACAAGTACCGCTGCTATTTCTGCTACTACGGCGGCGCGCTCGGCTGGCACCGCCAGCTCTTCGATGACGGAGACTGGTGGACCATCGAGGACAACGCGACCGAGTTCCGCGCGGCGGCCTACGGGGGCCGGGCGCGTATCTATTATGCGCTCCTCGAGGCGGCCGCCGACGCGGTCGGTTGCTGCAAGGTCGTTCAGTCGGACTGCTCCGATTGTTCGGCGGACGCCCGCTCGATTGCCGATTCCCTCAACTTCGCGGCCATGTCGATCCTCCTGAACACGGCCGGCCGCGGCTACAACCTCAACCCCCAGACGACCCAGTTCATCGTCCTCACCCCGATCCAGATGCGCGGCCGAGTGAAACAGGCCCTCGGCGTCCTCAACCAGGCATTCCCCGGCGCCGCCCCGGTCATCGACTACAACTTCCAGCAGATCACCTCGCTGATGCTGACCAACCCGAACCGGGTCATGGTCATCCTCCCCAAGAAGACGCTCAAGATCGGCTACCGGATGGACCTCACGCTGTTCGACGACTTCGACATCCTGTCCTATACGGACACGGTCGCCGGCTGGATGCGCCACGGCGGGTGCATCGGCGACCTCGACCAGATCGCGTGCGTCGAATTCGAACCGCAGAGCGGCTCCTGCCCGAACATGGCCGCGGCCCCGATCGGGGCATGCGCCAAGGTCACGGACGTTTGCGGCAAGGAAGTGGGATCCCTGGAGGATCTCAACGCCCCTTTCGCCCCAGCGGTCCACAAGGGGACCTGAGGGGCCTCGGATACCAATGATCCGGGGATGACTTAGGAAAGTGAAATGCAGGCGGGGGCGGAGCCGAAAATCCTCCGCCCTTGTCCTGCTCTTTTGGAGATGATGGACATGTTGCTGACGACGAATAGCCGGACGGTGAAGGAGATCCATGAAGACCGGGTGCGGCTGCTGGCCGAGAACCAAGAGGCGGCCCGGCGGGTTGTGGATCCTTATAATCCGGCCCATGCGGTGCTCGCCGACGGGGCCTGGCGGGGCGAGACCTGCTTCATCCTCGGCGGGGGGCCGTCGCTCATCGGATTTGACTTCGAGCGCCTTCGCGGGCGCGGGCGCGTCATCGCCATCAACCGGGCCTTCGAGTATGCGCCTTTCGCGGACATCCTGTTCTTCATGGACCTTAAGTTCTACAAAATGTGCCATGAGGATCCGGCGCGGCTGGCGAAGTGGGAGGCGTTCAAGGGATACAAGATCTTCCTGAACCTGATGGGGAGGAAGGTCGAGGACTGCTACTCGGTTCGGTCGCTCGGGCGGCACGGCGTGTCCGGGTCGCTCAAGGCCGGAATCTACCACGGCAACAACTCCGGGACGGGGGCCCTGGGCCTTGCGCTCTGCATGGGCGCCAGGCCGATCTACCTGCTCGGATACGATATGCGGCACGAGGGCGGGCGCTCTCACTTCCACGACGGCTACGGCGCGCCACAGCCCGAGCGCGTTGCCCAGTCATTCGTCCGCGACTTCGAAAGGGCGTTCAAGCCCCTCAAGGGACGGGGCGGGATTATAAACCTGAATCCGAGAAGCGGACTCAGGATGTTTCCATTCTCAACGATCGACGAGGTATTGAATGGACCAGCAAAGGAAAATCTGGGGCACGACGAGCTCCCTCTTTCAGAGCCCGTTTTTCTCGCTGCATCTGCTCCGGATTGACGGCGGCGGCTACTGCTCCGAGCACCGGCACGACCGGAAGCGGAACCACTTCCACATCCTCTCCGGCCGGTTATTCATCCATCAGTGGCCAGTGGGGGCCGAGCAGGACCAGCCTGACACAACGCCGCTCGAGGCCGGGCAGTCGCTGACGATCGAGGTCGGTACTTGGCACTCATTCACGGCAGCCCTCCCGACCGTCTGCCTGGAACTCTACGAGGCGGCCCCGGTCGAGGAGGACATTGAACGGCGGACGACCGGCGGGATGCATGGCCACGCCCCGGATCCCAATGAGGCGGGATTGCCATGACGCCCTTCGTCGTCATCGCCTACTACACGGTCGGGACCGGATACAAGGCCGAGGCCGCGAAGCTCAAAGAATCGCTCAAGAAATTCGGGATAGACCACTATATCTGGGAGACGCCAAACCTCGGGTCTTGGCAGAAAAATACCCAGTACAAGGCGCGCTTCATCAAGGGTCAGATGCACTTCCTCCCCAACGAGAGGAAGGATGAGCGGCCGGTTGTCTACGTTGACGCCGACGCTATGTTCCTGGCCTATCCCTCGCTCTTCGATACGATCGAGGCGGATTGCGCCTTCGCCTTTCTCGACCAGGCGAAATATTACCGGACCTCGCGACCGCAAAAGGAACTCGTGAGCTCGACGATCTACCTCAAAAACAATGAGGCAACCAGGGCGCTCATCACCGCATGGATCGCGGAGAACGAACTCTACCCCGACGTTTGGGACCAGAAGAACCTCCAGCGGGTGCTCGACAGGCAAGCGGCGGGCCTCCGTATCGCTGGCCTCCCCGAGACCTACTTCAAGATATTCGACACGATGCGGGCCGTCCGCGATCCGGTCATCGAACAATATCAGAAGTCGAGGATCTACAAGCGGCAGATCGATCGCTGGACTGGGCCATCGGAGAGGCAACCCTTCAGAGTGATAACGACCCATGACATACATTGACCTGATCGTCGCGACGCGGAACCGGGCCGAGAAACTTGGGCGAATGCTCGATTCTGTCCCGGCCATAGCCGGCGGGAAGCCGATCAACATCAAGATCATCTTCGACGGCGACTTCAAGACGGGCGAGATCTATGAGCATGACCCGAGAATCGCCCAGATCTTCTTCACCCCGAGCAGGGTCGGGTCCGTCGCGGCCCGCAACGTCGTGACGCCGATGTCCGAGGACGCGGTCCTTATGGCGGTCGATGACATCGAGTTCGCCCCGGGTTCGATCGATGCGGCCGTGGCGGCGTTTGAGGAGCGGTTCCAGGACGGCGACGGGGTTGTCGGGTTCAACCAGGCCAACCTGCCGAACTTCTCCTGGGCGGGGGTCGTCCTGATGGGCCAGAAGTTCCTCCGCCGCTATTCTGGAAAGAAGATCTACTACCCGGCCTACCATCACTTCGCTTGCCAGGAGATTGAATGGCTCGCCGAGTCACTCGGCAAGATGCACCGGGAGCCGGCGGCGAAACTCTCGCACTTCCATCCGGGCATGAAGGCGGGAAAGATGGACGAGACACATCGGGAGGCCAGAACCTTCCGCACCCAGGACCTACTGCTGAGCCGGGAACGCACGAGGCACAATCAGATATGGGGGACGGCATGATGTTCCCGGCGGTATTCCTGAGCTTCGACGACCTCTGGGTTGATGAATGGTACGCGACCTTCGCCGAGAGCCGGATCAAGGTGACGTTCTATCCGGCGACCATCGGGAATCTGGCCGAGGATGGCTGGAAGAAGTTGAAGGCGCTCGAGGATGCCGGTCACACGATTGGGTTCCACGGCCTCAACCATCTCCGGGCCGGGGTCGAGGTTACGGCGCGAGGCCCCGAACGCTTCTTGGCCGACGAGATCATGCCCGGACTCCGGCTCTTCGAGGAGCACGGAATGAGATGGCCACTCCACTATTCGTATCCGTATGGGAACCGGACAGCCCAGAGCGACGACGTGCTCCTCGACATCTTCCGGACCCTACGAGGGGTCGGGGGCGACAGGACCTATTCCCCGGTCCATCTCAAGAGGATGAGGATCTTCCTGGCGAACAGCATGAAAAATGATCATCGTGCATTGCTGGAGAGGACGATCCTCGAGAAGGGTGCCGCTTTCGTCTACCTGCATCAGCCGGCCCCCGACCGGCTCCGGGTGATCTGGAAATACGCCGACCGGGTCCATTTCTACCCGATGGGGGTACTCGATGCCTGAGATGATCCTCGGACGGAGCGTGACCTTCATCGTCGAGACCCACCTCGGCTATGACCGACCAGACCAGTTCGTCACCCCGGAATGGATCGACTTCCGGCTCGACTGGTTCCATCGGTTCACGCTCAAGAGTCTACAGAATCAGACGTTCAAGCCGGCGGCGATCTTCGTCCAATGCGGCGAGCGGCACCGGCCTCGGCTCGAGGCCTATCACTGGAGCCCCGAGGTCACCATCTGCTGGTTCAATGGCCAGGAGGAATACGCGAAGATCGATACCGATTACCTCGTCACGACCCGGATCGACAGCGACGACCTCTTCCACCGGGATTGTCTGGCCGAGGTTCGGTCGCGGGTCCGGTTCTCGAACAAGCGCGAGGTCCTTGCCTGGAAGACGAGGATCGTCTGGGACTACATCAACCGTTATGTCACGAACGATCATTCACGGCCCTCGGTCCCGTTCTTCACGCACGTCTTCCCGCGGGCGATCTACAAGAGCTGGCCGCTGATGTTGAGTCAGCACTTCATCCCGCAGGGGATCGGCGGGGCGGGCGACCATACGGCGATGCCGCTCAGCCGGAACCGCGTCTGTGTCGTGAAGCATGGTTGGAACCATAGCGTCCTCAAGTTCGGCAAGACCTGGCCGGTTCTCAAGACGAAGGCCGACGTTGAGGCGCATGAACTGATGCTTAAGCAAAGGAATCCGGAGGTCAAACTGTATTTCGGGAAGGAGATAATCGCGAAGACGCTCGAGCCGTTCGGTGTCACCCTGGAGATGATCCCATGATCGACGGCAAAAAGATCTCCGTGATCATTACTACCTACTGCCGCTACGGCACGCTTGACGCTATCATCGGGGGCTGGCTTGCGCAGCCGGCCGAAGAGGTATGGGTGCTCGACGGGGGCGGGAAGTTCAAGGCAAAGGCCGAGGGGGGCCGGCTCCTTGTTTTCAACCTTCCCCGGGACCTCGGTACGAAGATGGATTATGCCTTCGCCCTGCTCACGGATGGTGATCTCGTCTGCCTGGCTGACGACGACCTGCTGCCGTCGCCGGGGTTCCTGGAGGACCTATACGCCGCATGGAAGCAGAAGGGCGGGATCGTCGGTACCCTCGGGCATACGTTCCAGGGGCCGGTATATCGGGCGAACACGACTTTTTTCCGGGGTGACCTCGTGCCGGCTGCGACCCGCGTCGACTTCTGCGGCGTCGTCCTGCTTGCCGCCCGGGAGGTCTTCGGCTTTGACGTTCGCGGGTGCCCGAGAAATTGCGACGACCTCTGGCTGGCGATGAAGGCCCACCCGGAACTGCCGAAGCACGTGGTCGCGACGAAACGTTTCAAGAATACGATGGCGGCCATTGATGGGACGGCTATGTATCGGGACCCGAAATTACGCGGTCAGCGTCAGGACTTCTACCGGGAATATTATATCAAGAACTACGCAGGGAAAAGATGAACGCTTCCGAATACCTGAAACACTGGCGGGGCAAGAAGATATGGACCCATAATATGTGGCCAAAGCACCAGGACCGGCTGAAGTGGTGCGCCGGTCAATGTGTCGGCGAGACGTTCCTTGATCTCGGCTGCGCTTTTGGCCATTCGACCAACATCATGCGCGGATTTCACTACGGCAATTGGACCGGTATCGACTTCTCGGAGGAGGCAGTGGCGGAGGCCCGGCACTTCTTCCCCGATATCCCATTTGTCTTTCTTAGGAACATCGAGGATGGCGCAGATCTGAAATTCGATACCGTCATCTGCTCCGAGGTGATTGAGCATGTCGAGAATGACGCCGCATTTGTGGCCGGCCTAGTCCGGATGACGCGAATGCGCCTTGTTCTCACGACTCCATGCCGGGATGCTCACGATCCGGGCCACCTACGGATCTACGACGACGAGACCATAAGCCGACTCCTCAAGGGGCTTGAGGTGAATATCGACAAGGGCGAATTCTTCTTCCATATCGTCCTTAATCCGCGGAGAGGGGAATGATAGACCAGGGCAAGGCGAAGGAGGCCGTTATGAATTTGAATAAGAAAAACCTCGACAATCTTCTCTGCGCACTGAGCGTTGAGAAATACATATTCGAGATCTTCGGGAACATGATCGATACGAAATACAGCCCGGAAACTTCCGCGATGATGGTCCGGTACTTCGACCCGCGGCTGCAGGCGGAGCCGAATCTGCTGGCGGCAATCAAGAGGGCGATGCCGGAGAGTCCGTCCAGAGTTCAACGGATGGGGGCGCGGGGTGAGGACTTTCGGACCCATCTCGCGTATCCGGGCGGCCTATCCATCGTCCTGGCCTATTCACCGAAAGAGAATTATGGAACCAACTAGCAAAGGAGAAAATTCATGAAAAAGAAACTCGTCCTCCTGGCCATCCTGGCCGTCGCGGTCATGATCGCCTGCCCGAACCCCTCGGCACTCAGGGCGGCCTTTACCTGGACGCCGAAAACGCCGATGGTCGGCGAGACCGTACAGTTCCTCGATCAATCGACGGGGAATCCCGCCCATTGGACCTGGGCGATCAATACGGTCTCTGGGATCACGGAGAAGAATCCAAAGGGGACGTTCGCCGGACCAGGAATTTTTCCGGTCTCCCTGACGATCACCGGCGCAGACGGTTCACAGAAAACGTCTATGCAGACCATCACGGTCGTCGCGGCCCTGAAGGCCTCGTTCAGCTATTCGCCGGCCTTTATCGACGCCGATACGACGGTCGTTTTCACGGACACCTCGGTCGGGACCCCCACGGCCTGGCTCTGGACGTTCGGCGATGGCATTACCGCCGCGACCCAGGCCACGAGTCACAAGTTTGCGGCCGGGACGTTTGCCGTGACGCTCAAGGTCACGAACGCCAATGGGACGAATACGTCTTCTCCCTTGTCCCTGACGGTTGCCCCTGCCCTTGTCCCGAATTTTACCTGGAGCCCGAATAGACCCGCAGTTGGACAAGTCTGCCAGTTCACGGACACTTCGACGGGAGGCGCGGTGAGGTGGCTCTGGGACTTCGGCGACGGGACGGCGACCTCGACCCTGCAGAATCCGACTCACGCGTTCGCTGCGGCCGGGAATTACAACGTCACCCTGACCGTCTGGAACGCACTCGGAGTTCAGGCCTCGATGTCGATGTCGAAGATGATGCCTTGAACATAGAGGCAGGATGACAAAGACGCAGGCGCGGAAGGAAAGGAAGAGGAGAAAAAAGTTGCGGAGGATAAGAATCTTCCTGCTGGCCGTATTTGCCTCCGTCTTTGTCTCTGCCCAGCAATCGTCGAGGCAGCCGATAAGCATCGTGCCCAAGGGAACTTACGACTCTATGGGCTTTATGCTCATGCCTGAATCTCCGTGCAAAAGTGCGGGTGTGCACATAGACGGATTGACTACCGACTTTTACGGTCTGCCCGTCGACCCCGCCCATCCGTCAATGGGGGCGATACAGTACCATGACCCCACGCCCGATTATCTCGAGCTGGTGCGGAATATTCTCGTTGAACGGCATGGAGGTCTGACGGCAAGCCAGCAGGCGCAGATTGAGGCGCGGATCGATGCGCTGTTCCTCAAGGTCTACGGGTATGCGAGGGGCAGTTGAATGCAGGCGTCCGAATCGGCACAGGCGATGATCGACAGCCTTTGGGCGATTGCGGAGAAGCATACGCCGCTTCATCCTGAGGATCTCAAGAGGAAGTCCGCGCTCGTCGCGTTTCTCGACGCCTTTTGGCACCTCGACTCGGAGACGTTCTTCGAGATGCTGAGGACCGCACGGAGGCCGCCCGCCGTCCTGTCCGGGCCCGACGGGAACGGTAGACGTTTCGCGGATATGGCCCTGAAACTCAGAGAACTCATGTGACTATAAATAAACGACTTATGGAGGATTAACATGGCGAAAATCATCCCGGATGCAATCCTGGACTCGCAACTCGACATCGTCGGGGCGGCGACGATCCTGGTCATCTGCGCGGGCCAGCCGACGACCTACGCGGACGCGACCGCGACAAAGGACCTGGCCACTCATGTCCTGGCGGGCGGAGACTTCTCAAAGGGAAACGGCGACACGAGCGGCAGGAAACTTACCCTCGCCGCACAGAACGGGATCACCGTTGATCACGATGGCCTGGCTGATCATTACTTCCTCGGGATCTCCGGAAGCTCGACCTTCCTATTGGTCGGGACGCTCAACCCGACTCAGCAGACCTACGCCGGAAACATAATCAATTTTCCCGCGACGGACGTGGACGAGGCGAGGGATCTAGCCTGAGGTTAGGCTGATATCGAGAGAGATCTGGCTCACCAAGGACATAGATGGATATAGCAAAGGTCGCCAATCAGGATGCCGGTTATAGCAATAACGCGAACGCCACGAGCATTGCCGTAGCCTACCCGGGCAACCTGACCGCCGGGAATTTCCTGGTTTGCGCGGTTGGATGGTCAAACTACTGGGACAAATCCCACGACCTACCCGCTGTCACGGACGGCCTTGGTCAGACGTGGACTCATGCGACCTCGGTATTTATGGACTCGGAATATGCCGCGGTGGCCATATTCTATTTCCCGAATACGGCAGCTTCGACAACCGCCCTACAAAGAACCGTCACGGCGAGTTTCGGGGCGCACAGTTGGGGGTACCGGCGGATTATCGTATCGGAGTTTTCCGGCGTTCCCCCCCTCCTCTCAGCTCTCAACAAGGTAAAGACCGCAGCGGCGAACTTCAATACTGGGGCCGACGCCATCACGACGGGGATCACTGCTCTCCCCTCCGAGAGTAAGGAGCTTTTCTTTTGCGCCCTGTACCACGGAAGCGCGGCGGCCCATGCCGTCTGCACTCATGGGACGCTTTATACGAACATAATGGCGGTCCCCGGCGGGACGGAATACCATCTACAAACGGAGTATTTCGTCCAGGGGGCCGCTGCCGCGGCTCCGGGGACTTGGAATTGCGCGACGAAGGACGACTATCAGGTCATCGTCGCCACGTTTATGCCCGCGATAGATCTCTTCGCCGACGAGGGGGTTCAAGTCCAGGTGTCGGACGAGGCACCGCCGACCCAGGAGCATAACCTCTCCACTGCAGAAGGGACGCAGGTCCAGGCGTCGGATTCCCCAGCCGCGACACAGGAACACAACCTTACGCCTATCGAAGGCGTACAGGTTCAGACTTCCGATGAGGCGCCACCGACCCAAACGCAGAATATCGCCCCGACTGAGGGTATCCAGATTCAGGTCGCGGATGAGCCATCTCCAACCCAAGAACAAAACCTAGCGCCGATAGAGGGCATCCAAGTCCAAGTCTCCGATTCTCCGGCCCCGACCCAGGCCCAAGTGATCGCACCAGAAGAGGGGACGCAGATTCAGGTTTCGGATCAGGCCCCGGTGACCCAGACTCAGGTAATTGCGCCCGAGGAGGGCATTCAGGTTCAGGTTGCTGATTCGCCGCCGGTTACCCAAACGCAGCAACTCTCGGCCGAGGAGGGCGTTCAGGTTCAAGCCTCCGATTCCCTGGCCTTAACGCAGGAGCAGGGTATCGCCCCGACCGAGGGGGTACAGATTCAAGTGTCGGACTCGGCCCCGCCGACCCAGACCCAGGTGATCACACCAGCAGAAGGGGTACAGGCTCAAGTATCAGACTCCCCTGCGCCCACGCAGACGCAGACGTTGACCCCGGTGGAGGCCGTACAGGTCCAGGCCTCCGATGAGGCCTCACCCACGCAAACGCAGGTCCTCTCACCGGAGGAGGGAACCCAGGTCCAGGTCTCGGATTCTCCGGACCTAGTGCAGGGAATGATTTTATTCCCTGAAGAGGGCGTGCAGATCCAGGCCTCAGATTCTCCGGCCGTGGCGCAAACACAGATCCTCTCCCCGGCAGAGGGCTTTCAGGTCCAGGCTAGCGATGTTCCGCATGCAACCCAGATCCAAAACCTGAGTCCGGCCGAAGGAATCCAAGAGCAGATCTCCGACGAGGCCATGCTCTCGCTCTATATCCTACTTCTTCTTCACCCCTCGGAAGGTGTGCAGGAGCAATTCTCTGATTCGCCGAATATCCATATCAATTATTCGACGAAGATGGGCAAGAATCCGTCCAAATGGGCGTCGAAACGGAAGAGAATGAAACCCTACGAGATGATGTCCAAAGGCAGGGGCGGAAAATGGGATACCTTTGAAAGTAAATTCCCTCGATAGGAGACAACGATGCCGATAGGATGGTTCTTCGATATGACCGAGGCGAACGATTATTTCGCGGATGAACGGCTCGAGACCGAGTGCTGGGACGGTCTCGGAAGCGGCTCCGGGATCCCCTACAAGGACAAGGTCCTCCTCCAGGCCTATAACCGCCTCTATGGCGATCCGCGATGGGAACTCCCGACCTACGCGGAGGCGACAGCGGCCGAACTCCTGAAGTTGACGATGGCGCAAGCGGAGGAGGCCTATTATCTTTGCGTTCACCTCGAGGATGAGGACCGACGGAAGGGCCTTGAGGCGCAGGGCGTTATCAAGGCCGAGATTGTCAAGGAATGGTATGACCCGACCCGGCTCGATGACCTCCCGGTCCCGGCGATCGTCCAGGCGATTCTCTATCCCTGGCTCGTCGATTATAACGAGTTCGGGATCGTCGATCTGGGGCGGGACGAGGATGAATCAGCGAAGACAAAGGTCAACAAGTTCTAGGGCGAATGAATGATATACAGCGGCTTCAAGGGATCTACGGCGCGACCGGACGCGAACTTCGGCGGGTCCTGCTCGCCATCGACCCGGAGAACTACTCGGACGCCCGGGCCGCTGATGCGCGGACGAAGGCGGGCGAGATGGTGAGAACTCTGAATGTTGCCACCGATCGGTGGACCACGGAGGCCATCGGGAAGGCCTACGCCAAGTCGGCCCGGGTCGCGAAGACCTCGCTCCAGATCCTCGGGCGAAAGCCGAGGCGGAGGACCTGGGACGACAAGCGGCGCCGGCTCGCCGACGATCTAATGCTTATGCTCCTCCGAGCGAACAATTCCATCCGGGGGACCGTCGATAAGTATCTCGCGTCCGTGGCCCTGACCGCGAGGACGGTCAGGACGGCCCAGGTCCGCGAGTATTTATACGCCGATTCCGAGGCAGACATCGGGCGGATAGCGGAAAACGCCGTGAGAAACGAACTCAGCCGGGGGAGTCTCTCCTCCCAGTTGCGGGACTACCTCTGGGGCCTCGTCCATGACGACGCCTTCATCGAGATCACCTGCGCCGACGGAGCGATTCGGACATATCAGATGAAAAAGTATGCCGACCTTGTGGCCCGGACGACGCTTGCCGAGTCAGCAACGGCGGCGACCATTGACCTCTGCGCAGAATATGAGAACGACCTCGTCCAATGGGACAACCCCCTGAACCCTTGTGAGGAGTGCGCGCCGCACGTCGGCCAGGTCTACTCGATCTCCGGCAACGACCCGGATTACCCGCCGCTCGAGGACGAGCCGCCGGTCCATCCGAACTGCGAATGCGGGCTTCTGCCAACCAGCCCGGAGGCGATCGCCGTCAAGGGGGAACGCGGATGAGCATGATCAACGCCTATTGCGTCGACCGGATGACGATCATCATGTGGAACGGGAACGACTCCTGGGGTGAGCCGGTGTCCGGGTCGATGGTTGACGTCAAGGGATACATCGTCTGGAAGACCCAACTCGTCCGAAACCTCCAGGGCGAAAACGTCATCTCCTCGGCGATGGTCTACCTTCCGCACAAAATCGAGCGGGCCGCCTACCTCGGGCGCGAACTGCTCCACGAGGACCGGATCGTTCTTGGCTCGCAGCCCTTCGACCGGGCCATCATCGACATACGAAGGCCGAAGGACTTTTCCCATCCGCATTACGAGGTTTATCTCGCATGAAATGTTCGACCGTCGAAAATAATCTTCTCGGGGAGAACCTTGCTTCCGGCATGAAAACTTGTATGGAACCTATTAAAAACGAAGGCCATAAGGTTATCGGGTCGATCGTCATTAACAATCTTATTAATATGGTGAACGGCCGTACCGATAGGGAGAATAATCCCCATGACCTTTTCAATCGCGAGGTGCGATCTATAGATATAATTATCGGACCGGCAGTTCGGGTGCCCCGGGCTCCAGACGAAAACATATCCGTTCCTTTTGATCTCTCCCCCCTTGAAATTGGTAGGCAGACATCCTTGGCGAGCCCGGGATATTTTGAGTTTGGTTTCGATCGATCGTTTTATACCGACATGGGCAGATCGAATCCTCTCTCGAACCTCTGGGGAATGATGTTTCCCATAGAACGGGTTTTTGATTCCGAGATGGGTCTCTCTCTGATTCGCCAGATATTCGGGGGAACGACGGGCCTCACTCATTTTTACCAGTGTCTCAAGAGAATGATGGCTTCCTTTTTTCATTTCACAGTTCCTATTCTCATTCTATGCGATATAGAGGTTTAAGTCAAGCATGAGCATGACCGTTGACTTCTCGGATTTCGACAAGGGCTTCAGGCAGCTCGTCAACGGCTCCGTCCCGCCGGAGATCGACAAGGCGCTATTCATTGCCGGCAACCTGCTCCTTGATGACGCTGGCCAGTGGACCCCGAGGGCCCCGTTCCGTGAGGGCCACCTCTGGAGGTCACGGCGCGTTGTCCATCCAAGCGGGACGCCGTTGGGCAGCGGGGTCGCGGCCGGCTTCAACATTGCCTACGCGGCCCGCTGGCATGAACTCACGCCGGCCGAGGATGCAAGGATTCACTGGACCCTATCCGGATCCGGGCGGAAGTATCTCGAGTCGAAAATCCCTATGTTCCGGGATGATTATATTAAGGTCATCGGCGACTATCTCAGGAAGGTCCTTGGGGGGACATAATGTTTCGTGAAATCTGCACGCTCATCGAGGCACTGACCGGGTTCGCGATCGGCGCGAAGCTCCAGGCCGGCCATTGGGCCCAGGACAAGCCCGAGCGGTGCGTCCTGATCTCCGAGACGGGCGGCGCGACGAACTTCTACTGCCCGGACATGATCGATGTCCAGATTCAGGCACTCTGCCGGGCTCCGACCTACTACGAGGCTCGTGAGGATGCCTATGCCGTATTCGACGCACTTCACGGGACGAACAACTGGAACCTACCCCGGATCGACGGCTCCGGACCGGACTATTTGGCGATGACCGTGGAGGCGATCGCGGCGCCGGCCTATCTCGGCGAGGACGACAATAGGCGCCACCTTTTCTCAACGAATTATATATTCAGGATGGAAGAGGGCTCGTGCTTAGAGTCCGGCTCCATCTAATTCATTAAGGAGGAGCAATATGTCTCCAGTATCACCCATGTTTGACAAGGGCCCCTGCGAACTCGTCTGGGGCTACGGAGAGTCGGGAGCCGCCTACCTGGGGAAGACCCTGGGCGCGGTAAAACTGGCGATGGCCTCGAAGGCATCGGATATCAACGAGGATCAGGCCGGCGACGCGGCGGTTGACGCTGTTCTAACCGGATCGACCTTTGAGATCTCCGTGCCGTTGACCAGGCTGAGCGTGGCCCAACTGGCCCTCATCCTCAACACCCCGGCGAGCGGAAACATCATCCCCATCATCAACCAGATCGGATGCTCGCTCTACTCGCTGGCGAAGGTGCTGGTCATCAAGCCGCTCTGCGGGAACATCGTCTCTCAGGACCCGGCGGCCTGGATCGAGCTCTACAAGACCTATCCGGTTGCCGGCCTTGACCTGACCTTCGACAAGGAAACGCAGAGAATCTTCCCGGTCACGTTCAAAGTCTTCGTCTCCCAGGAAAGCGGCGAGGAGGGTGAATTCGGGCAGATTGGGATGGCTTCCGGTTCGACCGAGTTCGGTATCTGACGCGGCGCGGCAAGGTCTACCATGACCGTCGTGCTGAAGTTAGATACGAAGGCAATGCTCTTCGAGCCGAACGAAGTCGAGATCGACGGCCAGCTGCTCAAGATCAAACAGATCACTCTCAGCTCGCTAGAGCGGATTCAAAACCTCCAGGAGGGCCTGGCGGCCGGGTCCGCGAAGGCGATACGTGAGGCACTTGAGAACCTCGTCGATGGCGATGTCGCACCTCTGCTGAGCGTGCCGATCGGCAAGATCAAGGACCTCATCACGGTCCTGGTCGAAAAGTCGATCAGCGTGGGGCTTGAAGAAAAAAACGGGTCCGGGCCAGGGGCCAAGTCATAGCCCTGATCGCCGGGGAATTCCCTGGCCTGTTCTCGTTCCGCGAGCTCCTGGCGATGGACGTCCGGGACATAGTTTTCTGGGCGTCGACGGCGAAGCTGAAGGGTGTTGCTCGCATGACGTCGGCCTACAACGCTACCCTTCTGCCGTTCCAGAGCGCAGCGACAATTAGAATGGTGATGGATGAGTTGAGCGTTGAGGCGATGGGAGAAGAGGCCGCTGAGAAGGCGGAAACAGCGGACCTCGAAAATGCAGATCTCATCGCACGTGCGAAAGAGCGGAAGCGAGAGGCAAAGTTGAGGCGAAAGGCTGGCGGGAAGAGACCGCCGGATAACCGGAGGGCGGGCAGGAAGATCAGGAGAATACCATGAGCGAAGTAGGCGGATTCGTAGCCGGCTCGATCGTTGCAAAACTCCTGATGGACAAGACCGGGTGGGACAACTCCATCCGCGATATCCAGAGAAGCCAAGGCTCACTCGCTGGGATTACAAAGGGGATCGGCGAAGGGTTTATTCAGATCGGTAAGATGGCGACCATCGCCGGGATCGCCGCGGCCGGCGCCTTGGCCCTGATGGTCAAAAAGACCGCCGAGGCCGGAGACCAGCTCTTTGAACTATCGCAAAAGACCGGTATCTCGGTGGAAATCCTCTCGAGCTATCTGCTGGCGACCGAGAAGGCGGGGTCCTCGCTCGAGGGGCTGGCGATCGGCCTCCGATTCCTCTCGCGCAACATGCTGGACGTGAGCCGCGGCGTCGCGACCGCGAGGGCGAACTTCCAGGAGCTCGGGATCGATACCGCCGGATGGGCGGACAATCTGCCGCCCGTCAACGATATGGTCCTGGCGCTGGCCGACCGGTTCGCCGGGATGGCGGACGGGGCCGAGAAGTCGGCCCTGGCGATCAAGTTGTTCGGCCGGTCAGGGACCGAGCTGATCCCGTTCCTGAACCTCGGCTCCGAGGGGCTCAAGGAGGAGGCGGAGCTGGCCGCGAAGCTAGGCGTCGTTTTCACGACGAAGACGGCGGCCGCTGCTCACGAACTCAGCCACACCCTCATCGACCTCCACGGCGCGTTCGACGGAATAAGGAATTCAATCGCTAATGCAATCATACCGGTCGTCAACGAATTCGGCCGAGCCGCCGTTGACGCCTTGGTCTTCCTCCGTGGAAAGATCGACGAATTCGCCGCGTCTGGCCAACTCAAAGATTGGGCGGTCCAGACGGCCCAGGTATTTATCGGCGCTTTCAAACTAATGGTCCGGGCGGTCGAAGGCCTGATGCTCGTCGTCCCGATGATCAAGGCCGGGATCGGGACCGGACTCTCTTGGACGCAGGACGTGCTCGCCCCGATCTACGAGAAACTCTCAAAGTTCGGTCCAGACGAGGGCCTGAGTGGGAAGTGGAAAACATTCTTCAAGGGCCTGGCAGAGGGAGCCAGAGGCGCGTCCGAGGCGTTGAAGAAGGGGGCTGATGAGAATATCGAGAAGGCCTCGGATGTGGTTCAGGGCTTTGATGTCATCCTCGATGCCCTTGACCTCCTCAAGGCAGGGTTTGGAAAGGCGGGCGAGGAGGGGAAAAAGGCGGCGCAGAAGATCGCGACGGCATTCGGCCCGGACCTCGCACTCAAGACGAAACTGCACATCGAGTTCAAATCCGATGTTGCCGAAAAGATCGCCGACATCACGAAGGCCCTGAAGATTTACGCGGACCAGCCAACGGAGGAGTCACTTCAGAAACTGCACGATGCGCTAATAGCACTTGAGGAGCCGCTCACTTTCCTCAAAGACGAATTCAATATCATCACCAAGGCCGATCTCCAAAGGGAGATTGATAAGATGACCAGGGCGATGGCGGCATTTCAGGACCAGGCGGATCCGGAGACACTCCACCGGTTTGGCCTCGCCCTAGAACACGCTAAGGACGATACGGACTATCTCCGGACGGAACTCGGTCTCACCTTCACGTCGGACATTGCGAGGAAGATCGATGATATCAACCTGGCATTGAAGAAATACTCAGAATCTGCGGGGGACGCGAAGCGCACTCTAACGCCCGAGGATTTTAGGAAACTCACGCTCGAACTCGAACGGCTCCAGAATCCGCTCGCCTTCCTCAAGGACGAACTCGGGATTACGTTCGGATACGAAATAAAGAGGAAGATCGGCGACATTACCCTCATGCTCGCGAAGTTCCAGGGCCAGATGACGCCCGATCAAATCACGGCCCTCGAGGATGCGCTGGTGGACCTCAACCTACAGCTCGGGGTATTCGGTATCAAATGGGGGGATCTCTGGAGCGGAATGAAGAGCGGTTTCTCCACTTTGTTCGAGGACATCATCACCGGCGCGAAGAAGTTCTCCGATTTCTGGAAGGGCTTTTGGAACGCGATTAAGTCGGCGTTCGCGAAGGTCCTCGCCGAGATGGTCGCCGACTACGTCACGAAATTCATCAAGCAGATCCTCATAAAGACGGGCCTCCTCAAGGCGATCGACTCCATTGTGGCCACGATCTTCGGCGGCGTCGTCAGCATTTTCGGGTCTGCAGGCAAGGCGGCGGGATCGGCCCTGGTCGGGGGCACCGTCGCCGGCGCAGCCGGGATCGGCGGAGCCGCCGGGGAGACGATGGGGACGGCGGCACTCGGCAGTGCGGCGGCTGGCACAGCGGCGCTCTCGGGAAACGCACTTCTCACAACAGCCGCGGCCGGGACGCCCTGGGCCCTCGTGGTTGGGTTTGTGGGTCTTTGGGTCGGCACCCTCGTCTCCATGCTCAACAAGGGAAAGAAACTCGAGCAGGCGATCTATAACTCCTGGGACAAGTGGCACCAGGAGCAGTGGGATAAGTGGGTCGCTACCGGAGGACTCCTCACTTCACTCCCCAAGAATGTGCTGAAGGCTGGGGGGACGCCGACGCAGATGGGCCACATCGGCTCCTATCAAGCCGAAGAGCCGGTCGAATCTCTTTGGTCGATCCTCGGCCTGAAGACCACCGCCGGAACGGGGGCCTCGACTTCAATCCCGTTCTCCGCGGTCCCGATTATCGACCCCAGAAAGATAACGCCGGGGTCCGGGAATATTACGGTGAACGTCAACATCAACGGCCAGATGATCACGGACAGGGACTACGTCCGGGGGCGTCTACTGCCGGAGATCGAGAGCGCGTTCACGTCCAACGTTTTCCGCCATAAAATCCAATTAGCCCTCGGGGTGGGGAGATAGACGATGGGATTGAAATATTCGATTACGAATCTCGTAAATCTCACGACGCTCCTTTCTGTGACCTCGGAGGACGCAATCTTCACAAAAGAACACCTCTACAACCAGCGACCATCCTATCCATTTCGGTTCTCGGCAAAGTCGGGCAACCAGATCCTGGTGGACCTGGGCGCCCCGACGCTTGTTTCCCTGGCCGGCGTATTCAACCACAACCTCCTGTCGGGGGCGAGTCAATTCAAGATCAAGGCCGCGGCCGCTAATCCGCCGGCCGGCGGTAATTGGGATTCGCCGGACTGGAACTCGGCACTTCCGATCACGGCGAACTTCAACGACTCGTTCTTGAGATTCTCCCATACCTACCGTTACTGGTTACTCGACATTGATGACGGCTCGAACCCCGACGACACGGAGATCGGAGAGTTCTTCCTCGGCACGCTCCAGCATTTTTCCTCGAAGGCCTATCTCCAGCCCGCAAGGACAGACGGCCCGGCCTTCTTCATGGCCCGCCAGCAGACCTATTATGGCCAGGATTGGTCGGCCTACCTGTCCGAGGCGGAGCGGTTCGTGATTTCGGTCAAGAACATTTCCGACCCCTCGGTGGTCGATGAGATTGCCGTCTGGCTCCGGGCTGTCCAACGGAACGCCGGGAAATTCATCTTCATCCCGGACGATGCCGAGCCGTTTGCCTATTACGTGATCGTCGAGAACGTGGCCGATTATTCGACCCGGCTCGTCCACGGTGCGTCCGACCTTCGGGAATGGAGGTTCCAACTGAAGAGCCTGACGAAAGGGATTTCCCTCCTGGGATAAGCGATGACAATTCCATACCGTGAGTGGACGCATTTCATCCTTCGGACAATCAAGGGCTATGGGGATGGCTACGCTCTCTTGACCGCCGCCGATTGGACGACGGAGCATGACGAATACGCTGAGATCGGGTTTCATAGCTATCATACCGGCTCTCCATATACGGCCGAGCGCGAGGATTGCCTGATCAAGCCCTCCGCCGATGACTTTGCTCTGCCCGACGGAATGGCCGACCCGATCGACTATCTTCTGGAGGCTGATATCTCCTTTATCGACAAGCACATTCATGTTCGTCCACCCTCGAGTCTGGCCGCCGTCCATTTCGGCCCGTTTGTGATCTCCGACCCGGATTCGTCGAAATGGGACCCGGCAACGGTATCGGGCCGTTATTACAACGGGGTCGCCGAGTGGGACACATATCCGCAGGATCTGGCCGCTGTATTCATAGACAAGGGATGGGTGTGGGGCGGAATCCAGAACTATGCTTCCTGGGCGACACTCGGCGCGAAATATCGGGCCGTTCTTTTTTCGCAGATCGATGAACCGGCCGGGTCTGGGGCCATTTCATGGAATTCCCGATCGTCGATGTTTCGGAATGGGATGATCCTCTCAGCCGCCTATTGCGGCTCCAGTGCCAATCCTCCCCTCGAGGCCGCCGAGTCATCGGAATTCTGGCTGTTCAACGTGGCTCCCGTCCGGCTACAGGTGCGGTATTTCAACCCGGTTGTTAACTCACTCTCCCGCTATTGGATGGGCGCGGCCGGGGGAGTCCCGGTCGTCCTTACGGGCCTCGGATTTCATAACGCCGACTCCGAGATATCCTCCGCTTCACGCTACGGCACGCCAAAGCCGGGCGAGGGGACCTGGGCAGATTACGTTGACTATATTTACTTCGAGGGCCTCCAGGGTCAGGGCCAATACGTGCTCAAGCAAGGAGCCCTTTACCAATTCACGGACGACTCCAACGTGCAGATCACGATTCCCTCTATGCCCGCGATGGCCGAGGGGACCTATAATATCCGGCTCAAGACCGCCGCGATCAACGACCTGGACGTGCCGGTGCTGGCTTGGGCCGGGGATTGGAATTGCGCCGCCGACGGCCGGGTGTCGGCCGGGAAAAGGATCGTTTTTACTGTTGGCCCTCAGACGGCCAGGGGGGCGGGCCTGATGATCGCCGGGGAATACGCGCCGATTGACATCCGGGTGCGAGGGATCGCGAACCTCGTCCAGAACGGCGGTTTTGCCACGGCAACCGACTGGAATAAATCGGCCGTAACGAATCCCGCCCTCGCCTCCGAAGCCGGCGGAATATCGGGGAATTGCGGTAAGGTTACGGCGCAAGCCGTGACGGGTGCCGGGCAATACATCTACGATAAGATCGGCGGACTCGTGACCGGCTCGCCGTACCATTTCCAGGCCTGGTTCAAGAAGGGGACCGCCTCCGGCGGCTTTATCAAGTTGGGGACGACTCAGGGCGGCTCCGAGTATCATGGGTGGACTGGCCTGACGGATGCGGGATGGACCATGTATTCTCTCAATTTCGTCGCGACCGCAAGCGATCTCTACATCGCCCTCGGTGTGGAGGAGGCCGGGAAGAACGCCTATTTTGACGAGGTCAATTTCTACGCTGGATCGAAATTCTACGACGGCCGGATTCTGGCCCACTCAGCGATCTCCAGGTCGCTGGCCGAGAGTGGCCCTGCCGGGACCATCTCGGACATGGACATGGATCTCGCCAACGCCGACCGCCATTTCTCGGTCAAGCTCGCCACGGAACTGCTGAAGAACCAGACGATTGAAACCTTCTGCGCCTGGAAGGACGGGCCGGAGGGCGACAAATCGACCGTCTTCACCGGGATCATTGACGATTACTCGCTGGCCGGAGACGTGTTCAAGATGACGATCCGGGACATTACGCAAAAGTATTTCTCGGCGAAGGTCCCGCGAGAGATAGCCACAAAGGAGGACTTCCCGAACATTCACACGGACTCGGATGGCAAGCCGGTCCCCGAAATCATCGGCCTCTGCTCCTACAGCGCGGTCGCGGCGAACGGGGCGATCGCGGCCCTCTATGTCGACAAGACGCTTTTTAAGTATCTCTGCTCAGCCCGGGCCATAACGATTATCAACGTTTACGCCGACGGGGTCATTAAGGCCGCGGCCGAATACGACATCTCGTCGGACATAAACGGATGGATGTATATCACCTTCACCGCGGATCAGGGCGACAAAAGAATTACCTTCGACGCGTCCGGGGCTGACTATGCCCCCTGGAATTCAGTCAACGGATACATTCAGAACCCGGCTTACGTCAGGGCCTATCTTTTGAACACGATCATGGGGATCCCGATGGCCTTCATGGACATCGCGGCTTTCGACACGATGGCTGCTTATTATGTATCCATCGGTGAGGAGTTGAGCGGATACTTGGCCCTCCAGGACGAAAAGGAATGCGTCGAGGTGCTCCAGGAACTCAACGTGACCTATGGCGATGTCGGGTTTATCGCCAAGGACGGCCGGTACACCTTGGGCCGGAAGGGGATCAGCGACTTCAGCGCGGGCGTCGTGAATCTTTTCGCCCAGACCGATCTTCTGGCCGCCCCCGCGTGGCTCTATAACATGGTTGACGCGGTCAATTACATTAAGGGGCGTTTTAACTGGTATCCGGCGCCGGAGGTTTATTGTCAGTCGGAGAGAATCCGCTACGATGCCTCAGTTGCCGACTTCGGGTCGGAGATGGGGTCGGAGATGGAGCTCCCCTGGACGACGTCAGACAACTTGGTCACACAGAGGCTGTCCGAGGAACTTCTTAAACTCGGTTATGGCGACCGGAAGGTCGCCTTCTCCGTGCCGCTCGACTTCATCGATGTCCTGGACCTGTTCACGAATATCCGGCTCCAGGATCCCTACGGGGCTGACGCCGGCGGCCTGGGCGAGGTCGGGCATTACGTCTACGTCGAATCGATGGCGATAGACATTCAGAACAACAAAATTGACATCACGGCGAAGGATTACCAGTGGATACTTAGGGCCTATTGCGTCCTCGCGGACCGGGCGGCGATCGCCGACAACTGGGCGACCGCCGACGAGTCGGATCGGATGTTCATGTATCTATGCGATCGGGTCACTGGATATTTCGCCGACGGCCAGCCGGGCAAGATCCTGGCTGACAGGAATTCTTTCTAAGGAGGACACCATGCCCGCAAGTGGGGCCGATTTCGTAAACGGTAGCAAACTCGGATATCAGGACGTCAACGAGATCAAGAACAATTACCGGCTGGCCACGGAGCCGGCCTCGATCCAGCCGGGGATGCTGTTCTCTAATTCTGCCGATGAGAAACTGTACCACGCCCAGGCCGCAGCCCGGAAGAGGATCCTTCAGGAAACGGACTCTGCGGAGTTCGTGGAGACCCGCCTTGGCTCCGTCCAGGTGGACCTCAACGCCGCCGGCGGGACGCCGCTCCTCACGACGCTTTACACCTGTCCGGCTGGGAAGTCGTGCATCGTTACGGCCGTGATCCTCCGGTCCTGCTCCGGCAACATGACCACGGCGAAGATGTCATTCGGATGGGACGCGAACGGAACGGACGTCATCGTGGACGCTCTCCATACCGCCCTCACTGGGCCGACGCTCTATGAGAAGATCATCCCGATCGCCGGGGCCAAGATCGGAACCGCGGCCGGGACATTCAAGGCGGCAGTGAACACGAAGCAGGGCGGGGCGATGACGGTCCAGGTCTCCGTCGTCGGGTATATTTATTAAGGGGGGCGGGGATGAATGTCGCTGACCGGGTCATAAAACTCGAGCGTAAGATCCAGGAGATCCTTACCAAGTTAATGAATATCCGGGCCATCGCTACGACAGCGGGCCACCATACGACGCACGAGGCGGGCGGCCTGGACGCGATCAAACTCGACGACCTGGCTTCCCCGGATGACAACACCGACCTCAACGTAGCGACGAACAAGCATGGCCTCACCCCGAAGCGGGACGGCGCGGTCGGTAGCGCGTTGCGGGGCGACGGGACCTGGGGGGCCGCGATCCCGGCGACCCATCAGACGTCCCATAACGCCGGTCAGCCTGACGCTCTAAAACTTGATGACCTTGCGGCCCCCGACGCAAATCTGGACCTGAACGTCGGGACCCATCATGGCCTATGCCCGGCCCTGCCCGCCGACGGGACGCTATACCTCGACGGGATCGGCGGTTGGACAGCCCCGGCTGGAGGCGGAGGTGGCGGGTCGAAGATCGGCCTCTTCCAGATGAATGAATCCTTCGACGGCCTGGCTACCGCAGCGATTGCGGGCCAGGGAGCCTATACGGACATGAGTGCCTGGGCCTTCGATGGCGACGGCGGGGCGAACGAGACCGCCCTGGTCGACGTCCTCGGAGGAGCGGATAAAGCCCTCTTTATCTGGCAAGCGATCGAGGCTGTAACCAGAAATAAAAAGGCCTACGTTGACTTTACAAACGAGGAGGGCATTCCCGCCGGGAAATGGAAGTTTGACTGGTCCTGCTCCGACGTCGACAAGAGCGGGGACATGGGATTTCAACTCGTCGACGCGGCCAACGTCGTCTGTTTTCATCTCTATTTTGCAGCCTCAACAGTGAAGATGACTGTTTATGACGGGAGCACCACCACCCTACTTTATCCGGTCACGGACGGTACGGTCTATCGCATGATGATTATTTTCGAGGGCCTTGAAGTCGCCAACGGTTATGCCTGGATCTGGATCAACGGCGTCATGCAGGGCCGATTCAAGGGAAGAACCGGGACGGTCCCGACAAGGATCCAATTCTTTGTCGGAAATGCGACCCACGCTGCCGCGTCGACGATGATGGTGAACAACCTCAAGGTCTGGAACTTCTGGCGGTCCGTAGTCTAGAATGAAGGACCTTATCCTGATCCTCGGCCCCTGCGTCATCGAGCCGGGGGATCACGCTGTGCGGATGGCCCAGAAGATCAGCAATGTCTGCGCCCGCCTCAAGATGGATTTTATCTTTAAGGCGTCGTTTGATAAAGCGAACCGGCTTTCACTGGATTCCTATCGCGGCCCTGGGATCGAGGAGGGCCTGGGGATTCTCCAGGATGTGAAGGAAGAAACCGGATGCCGGGTCCTTTCCGATATCCACGAGCCCTGGCAGGCAAAGACGGCGGCGATGGTTCTTGACATCATCCAGATCCCAGCCCTTCTCTCGCGACAGACGGACCTCATCGTAGCCGCGGCCCGGACGGGCAAACAACTGAACATCAAGAAGGGCCAGTTTATGGCGCCCGAGGATATGGAGCGGATTGCCGATAAGGCGACATCAGTCGGAAACAAGAACATTTGGATCACGGAACGCGGGACAACTTTCGGCTACCATGACCTCGTCGTTGATATGCGGTCGATACCGGCGATGAAGAGGTTCGGGTACCCGGTCATCATGGACGCGACGCACGCGGTCCAGCAGCCGGGTGCCGGCGGCGGGCGGTCCTCGGGCCAACCAGAGTTCATCGCGACAATCGCGCAGGCGGCTGTGGCCGCGGGTGCGGACGGTATCTTCCTAGAGGTCCACGATGACCCGGCCCATGCGCTGTCGGACGGGCCGAATTCGCTCCCGCTCGACGAACTTGAATCCCTTCTCCTCCGCCTTCGAAGAATTCACGAGGCGGTATGAGGGCGATCGGCATCATCCCGGCGCGGATGGAGTCAACCCGGTTTCCCGGCAAACCCCTAGCACTCATCAACGGGATGCCGATGATCTGGCACGTCTGGTGGGCCGTAAGTGGGGCGAGACTGATCCAACCCTATTACATCGCGACGGATAGTCCATTGATCTATGAGGCCTGCCGAGAACTTTCGATAGCCTGTATCATCACGAGTCGGGACTGTCGGTCGGGGACCGAGCGATGTCATGACGCGATGCGGCAACTGAAGGCGCTCGAGGACGACATCATCATCAATGTCCAGGCCGACGAGCCGATGATCCGATCCGAGTCGCTGGATGAATTAGTGCGGGCCTTCGCCAATCCGACCGTCAATATTGCGAGCCTATGCTTTGCGCCTTCCGATCCAGGTTTTGTCTCCGATCCGAACCGCGTCAAAATCCTCATTGACAACGCGGGAAATGCCGTGGAGTTCGTCCGGATCGCGAAGGTCGGCTGGCTCTGGAAACAGCATGTCGGTGTCTATGCCTATCGACGACCAATCCTTGCAGAGATCGCTACGCTTCCACCGATTGGGGATCTTGAGCAGGCAATTTGGATGACGATGGGCCGGAAGATCCGCATGATCGAGATCCCCTATAAGACAATCGCCGTGGATGTGCCGGCGGATATCGAGGAAATCGAGAAGACGGCCTGTCCCAAAATCGGGCCCAGGATGCCCTAGGAAGGGCGAACGCCTTTTAGCCACCCCCTGGGACGGGGATGGCCCAGAAAATCAAAGTTCAATCAATAAAACCCCCTGAATTCAGGCATTTCAAGGGCCATGTCCCAAGGGTGTCCCGGTTTCTGACTAACGTGAACGCTCGATTTGCGGCTAAATGCGGCACTTTGCTCCATATAATCAGGTCGGCGGTCTATCGGCCGCCTGGGAGCATTCAGTTTTCGTAATCAGTAGGTCGGAGGTTCAATTCCTCTCGCTGGCTC